GCATAATGTCACCCCGAATAAATGGCGCACTACCTTTACTACACTTGAACCCGTGATAGACGGGTTTATTATTGGTAATGCTAACTATGGAGTTTTAGGACAAAATGTACTTTCATACTAGAGGAGATAAATAAATGGCTACAGGGTTCCCAGCAGTTACGGGCGACGTTTTAACTAGCGGCATGTTTAATGGCCTAGTGGCGTTTACGCTTAATGCTCAAACTGGCACTACATACACGGCGGTATCTACCGACCAATACCAGGTGCTAGTAACAATGAATAACGCAGCTAGTAATACCTTTTCCATACCTACCGATGCAACGTTAGCTTTTCCTAACGGTACTGCTATCACGGTGCTACAAATAGGTGCAGGCGTTACAACTATTAATGCTGTAACACCTGGTACAACTACTATTACAAGCGCGGGTGGTACTAGTGCATCACCTGTACTATCACGTTATAAGGCTGCTGTATGCGTTAAGACTGGCACAAATGCCTGGACAATTATCGGTGCGGTGGCCTAATGATTGGCGCGATCGTTGCAGGTATAACTGGCGTTGATTTACGAAACGTTACAATTGATTACCTTGTAGTTGCAGGTGGCGCGGGTTCAAGTGAACTAGGCGGCGGCGGCGGTGCGGGTGGACTTCGTTCAACCGTAACTGCAACAGGTGGCGGCGGTTCGTTAGAAAGCGCATTATCAATTTTGTTAGGAACTAACTACACAGTCACAATCGGTGCAGGCGGTGCAGGTACGACTACGCCATCCTTAGCAGGTGCAAGCGGTTCTAATTCTGTATTTTCTACTATTACATCTACTGGCGGCGGTGGCGGTTCTATCTATGATCTAAGTGGCGTAGCAGGCGGCAGCGGTGGCGGTTCAGGTCGAGGCTCAGGAACGGGCGGCGCTGGTACTGCTAACCAAGGTCGAGCAGGTGGCGCGGGCGGTGGATTTGGCGGTACTGGGTGTCCAGGTGGCGGCGGTGCAAGTGCAGTAGGTGCTAATGCAACATCCAGTACAGTTTCAGGTAATGGCGGTGCAGGTGTAGCTACTTCAATTACAGGGTCATCCGTTACTTATGCTGGCGGTGGCGGCGGCGGTAGCGGAAATGGTAATACGGCTGGAACTGGCGGCGCGGGTGGCGGTGCAAGCGGTAAAAATACTAACGGCGGCACATCTGCATCTGGTACTGCTAACACAGGCGGCGGCGGTGCAGGCGGTTCTGCAGGTGGCGGAACAGGCGGCTCAGGCGGCTCAGGTGTAGTAATTTTGCGTTATCCAGATTCTAGAACAATCACTATTGGTGCAGGTCTAACAGGTACAGAAAGTGCAGCTAGTGGCGGCTACAAGCGTGCAACTATTACTGCTGGTACTGGAAACGTGAGCTGGTCATAATGGCACATTACGCATTTATAGATGAAAACAATATTGTTACAGAGGTAATTACAGGTATTGACGAAACTGAAACCATTGAAGGTTTAGATACGGAAACTTGGTACGGCAATTTTAAAGGCCAGACCTGTAAACGTACAAGCTATAATAATAATATTCGTTACAATTATGCGGGAATTTCGTTTACTTACGATGCTACGCGAGATGCTTTTATTCCGCCTAAATGCCACGATGAGGCAACGTTAGATGAAAACACTTGCAGATGGATCTGTAACGATGACAGCCATAAGTTATAACGGCTGGCCAGCTTCGAAGGAAGTTGAGTCGATCCGTATCAAGTCTTACGCAATTAAGGGCAGTAAAGTAAAGCTGAGATGCGCCTATTTTGCCGCGCCGTTATTGGTTGCCTTCGCTGAGCAATTTAATGAATTGATCGAGCCGATTGATGGCGGTGCGCTTGACGATTGGGGGTACTGCTACAGAGATGTCAGAGGCGTACCTGGCAAGTTAAGCAATCACGCGTCGGGCAGCGCGATTGATTTGAACGCGACCAGGCATCCGCTTGGAAAAGCTGGCACGTTTCCAGCTGAGAAAGTACCCATGTTATTAGCGTTAACTAGAAAGTACGGCTTAATTTGGGGCGGTACATGGACACGGAAAGACGAAATGCATTTTGAAATAGGGGTAGACCCCGTAAAGGCCGCCAAACTAATAGAGAAATTAGGACTAAATTATGCCGAATAGCGCGCAAGTAATAGTAGCTGCAACAGCCACGATAATCGTGCCTGCAAGCAATTTTGATCAAACTGCAAACCTACATAATTTAGGTGGCGGTGCGATGTATTTAGGTGGGGCTAACGTCACTACGGCTAATGGCTACAAATTTGATAACGGCGATAAACTAACCGTAACGGTAGGAGATCACGAAGCGTTATACGCTATTACTGCGACTGGTACTCAAACTATCGCAGTATTGTCCCAAATAAACTAAGGGCATTTAGGAGAAAATCCCATGAAGGAACAAGCTAAGGCCGCTGGCCTTTCATATCTACGCGCTGCGTTTAGTTGCGCTGCAGCCCTGTATATGTCAGGAATTACGGATTATAAGACACTAGGCAACGCGTTTATCGCTGGACTACTTGGCCCATTATTGCGCGCCATGAACCCTAGCGATCCTACTTTCGGCGTTAAGTAATGACGGCCGCCCAGTCGCTATTAGCAATAGCCATAGGTATCTGCACACTTATGGGGTTTGCGGCTGGGATGGTTCGCCATCTAGTCAAGTATTACCTAAGCGAATTACGAGTAGACAATAACGGCGGCCATAACCTAAGGGGTCGCGTAGACCGTATAGAGGCCAAGTTAGATAGCGTCTACGAAATGTTACTAATCCGTTAGGGCGTGTCGGTTATTGACCTCTGTCATACCCAGGCTTTACCCTTTATTTACACGTTAGGCAGGGCTACCTAATTGGTTTAGCACGGCTTAACCCAAACAAGGGCGAAGTAAATGGATATAGAAAAAGTAGCAGTATTAGTTATAGCAGTAAGCGTTGCATGGTTTCTATGTGGCTGGTCAGTAGGGTACAAGGAAGGCGTTAAAGACGGCTTTAATCGTGGCCGCGCTGCAGGTTTAAGAGCTGCATTTAGCTCAGCTAAAGAGATTGTACGAAACTCATGAGCTTTGACCTGAGTTCATACGAGGATGTCAACAGTCGTATAAAGCGTTTCAGGGAAACACATATTTCGGGCAGAATCATTACTGAGATCGTTGAGTTAAACGTTAAAGATGGCTATGTCATTATTCGAGCAAGCGTATTTCGTGAGCATGAGGATGTAGTACCTGCAGCTGTAGACTATGCCTATGAAGCGCGTAGCGATCGAGGCGTGAACCGTGATTTTTGGATTGAGAACTGCTCTACGTCCGCAATAGGAAGGTGCATAGGCTTGTTAATGCCTAGCGATGCACGGCCTACGCGACAGGATATGGAAAAGGTAGAACGCTTAGCTGCACCTATCGTAGAGGTTGACCTATGGGCAACTAACCCTGAAGTAAAGCCTGAAGGCGTGGGAAGCGTGCGGCCTGCAGCTGAAACTATTGCAGACATTAAAGCGCAATTAGGTGGCGAGATATTAGACCCCGCGCCGATTTGTTCGCACGGGAGAATGGTTTATAAGGAAGGTGTCAGCCCAAAAACTGGATCTAAATACCGTGGTTATACTTGCAGCAGTAAATCACGCAGCGACCAATGTAAACCTATATGGCTATAACTGAGATGGCCCAGATCGTACAGGTTATATTAGACAGATCGCAGGAACTACAAGCGGCAGCTAGTGGGTTTGCTCGTAGTACAGGCGAAAAGGCTAATACACCTGACCACGCTGGCCGATACAACACAAAGATAAACTTCCATGAGTTTGTAGCTGAGCATAGTGAAGCTGCTGGCGCTGAGATAGCCGTAGCGCAATACATGGGTATACGTAACTTTATACCTACGGTTAACACTTTCCATGATGCACCTGACATACAGCTAGGGAACTTAGGCTTTGAGGTCAAATGGACTAAGTACATAAATGGCCATTTAATCATTCACAAGGATTACCCGCGTCTAACCGATGTGGCAATCCTTGTAGTTAATAAGTCACCCGTCTATCAAATCATAGGATGGATGCCCGTGATATGGGCCAAGAAAGCCAAGTATTACAACCCTGCCGATGGCAATTTTTGGATATCTCAACGTGAACTATTTGAGATGGATACATTAAGGAAGTCCGTATATGGCATTACTGAGAATTAACTGCAGGGTTTGCGCCAAGATAGGCCCTGGCATGCAAACGCATAAGATCGTAGACGAGTTTATAAACCTACCGCCTAGCGTAGTTTGTGTTCAATGTTTAGGGTGCGGCGTAATGGG